ACACGCTGACCGCGATATGGTTTACAGCACCGCTGAATCAACAGCTTGCCGCGCTTGGACTTTGCGTCATCGCCATCGAGGCCAAGTGCCTCGCCACATTTTCCTAATGCGCGGGGGTAAGCCTGTGCGGCTGCAAGTGCTGCAGTGTCTCGCCACTGCTCTATTGGCACTGGCTTCCATTTTAAAACCAGGTTCCAGATCGACATCTCAAAGAAGCTGTTCCAAGCCCAGACGGTCGCACCGCCTGCTTCGATCAAAGTTAATAGCCTTTGCGGCACGGGCATGTCAGGTGTCCACAATTCTGGTGGATCATCATTCACTGAGTACGCCATGCACAATACTTCAGTTGTGTCATGGTCCGCGTAGGCGTATGCGCCAGCCTTGCGAATGTCGCACTCTGAGTAAGTCTCAAAGTCGAGAGATATATTCATACAATTGGCCTCTTGAGCCAGCGGCTTGAAAATCCATTCATGTCATCCTGTCGCCAGCGCGAAATCTTAATTTTCTTTTCCGCTTTGCGCTGCCTTGGGAGCAAATCTTGATCCGTAATTATTACCATCGCCAACCCAGCACTGCGCTTCTTTTTCATCCCCATCCTATTTTTCAGCAGGACATATGGAATATCTGCAAGATCAGCAATGTGGTGAACAATTACGTCTTTGCCCGACAGGTTCGGAAATCTCTCGCCGACATAGGGGTAGCTTAAAGTTGGTAACATTTTTATTCTCAAGAAATAGGGGCTTTGTCAAAGCCCCGTGAATGGTATAGATACAACATTGTGTTGTATCTGTTTAGCTCAAAAAATCATCATCAGCGGCATCTGCTGCTTGCTCACTGCTGATATCATCAAATATGTCATTGGCCTTTACCGCGCCAGAGCCAAAAGCTTCACCGTCTTTAACAAACTGGATTGCCACTAGATTAGCGTTTACACGCTTGCCCCACTTGTTGTCCATTATCCAAATCGATATAGCGGCATTCACATAAGCTCCGGCGTATGGCTTACCGTCTTCTTCTACAAGTTGGGAGCGGTCACGATCAATAATTGTAGGACGATTTTTACCGGAGGCCGAAACAAACATTGCATTTTCGTAGCCGTCATACGCTTTTTCTTCGCCATCGCCAAGAAACATTTTCAAGCCTTTTGGTGTTTCACCGTTGAAGTGAATGGTCACAGCCTGCTTGATTGATTTTTTTAGTTCAGCAATTTGTTCTTTGTCGGTGTCTTTGTCCAACAAAAAGTTAGCGGAGTACTTAGCTGTCTGGCCTTCGTTGAATGCTTTGGCAGTAAATATTTGTGGAAAAGAAAGTCTTACATTTTTAAGTGTTATTACGCTCATTGATTTTTACCTAGTTTGCAGTTATGTCGTTGAAATATTCGGCAGCGTCAGGCTTTACCGCTGGACGTGGGTCGGTGTCCGGCGCAAGACTTGGTCTGCCTTCTGGTTTGTGGATGAGATCGATGATCTCTCCGTATCGCGCCTTCCCAAGCAGCTTTTCTGCCTGCGTTGGCGAAATGAGTTTCGAGATGAGGGCTTCGGGACCGACCATCTGGATAAGTTGTTCTTCGGCTATCTTTTGATCAACCCACTTGCGCTGACCTCGGCCTTTGACAAGTTTATAATTTGGCAATATGCCGCCATCAAGCAGTAGCTTGTGAGCGTGTTTCTGCACACCCTGCGCCCAACCGATGAGTGCATCCATTTTCGGCAGCAGGTTGGCGATCTCTTCAAGATTTAAAGTGTGCGGAACTTGCACCAGAAGCGGGTCTTCCAAATTGTCAAAAGAGCCGAGCGTCAAATCGTAGTTATGTTTTGCGAGAGCGCGACAAGTCGGCTTTGCTTTACAAAAGTGACACGCTTTTTTCGTCGGATTAAAAGTAGGATCGGGGCGCATTGTTAAAAGTGCCGCTGGCTTCACGACATCATTGGCCCAAATAAATAAATCTTTAACTCTCATCGAATAGGTGTCGATGTGGTCGAGTCGTGGTTGCACAATAGTCATACTCACCATATCGACTTTGTCGATAAACTCGAACGCAGCGCCCAGTGCGTAGAGCATCAACTGCTCATTGCGGTTGGCGTTGACCTTCAATCCTTGCCCATATTTCAAATCAATGACGTGCAGAATGCCGTCATCCAAAGTGACGTAGTCGGCTGTGCCGAAGCCACCCGCAGCCCACTTGGAATAATCAACGCGCAGTTCGACATGCTTCTCTTCACCGCCTTGGCTGTTGCAGAAATCGACATAAGTGGCAACGTGATGCGCCATGTCTTCATCAACAATAAAGCCTTCGAACTCGACACCGATAAAATATTCCGGCGGCTTCTGCTTCAAAAGACATTCTTCGGCCAGTGCATGTGCGGCTGTGCCTTCTGCTGCAAAAAATGATGTTTGCTCTGGAAAAGTTTGCTCCAGCATGATGCTACCTGGGCAAGTCATCCATCTGTGAGCCTTTGAGGCTCCAAGTAAAGCGTGTTTCATTTTGTACCTTTTTTTATCCAATTCAACTTTCTGTTGTTGACAGAATACAGCTTGATGATAAGGTGTCAACCACAGAAAGTTGTATTTACAAAGTAAGTTGAGTTGAATTATTAAAAAGGTAAAAAGATGATGTATATCAGTGAATACGCGCCGAAGGTCAGCGCCGCAATTGATTCGGTAATTGCCGTTTCGGGAATTAAAAATAAGACAGCTTTGGCTAGAAGGCTTGACGTTTCAAAGCAAGCATTATCTAAGTGGAAGATTACAGGCATCGTCCCAGCGCATCGCGCTTTGCAAATGGAGTTAATTACGAAAGGTGAAGTGAGCTGGAAAAATCTGTGTCCAGACATTGTCGATGAATTTGAAAACAGCACGGGGGTAGTTTATGACTCGTCAAGAAAATCTTAGATATAAAGGGTACCGATTTTTGGCAACCGTTTTCGCAAAACTGGCGTCGATATTTGAATATTGCGCCAAGAAATTTGGAGCGGCAGAATTAGAAATGACAAGTCGCGCAGCCGTAATTTAAGGGGATTTTGTTGTGGCATTTTTAAAAGAATATGGGCATCAGCTTGTCGATAAAGGTTACGAGATTGTGCCTTTGAAAAAAGGTAAGAAGTTTCCAATGATCTCAGGATGGCAAGATATCAGAGCGACTCACAATGATGTCGATAAGTGGCTATCGAACGGCCATGCCGATGGTGGCGTTGGAGTGTTGTGCAGAAACACGGTGGCCGTAGACATCGACTGTCTAGACGCCAAAGTAAATTACGATCTTCTGCATTGGCTGAAAACCAATGTTGGCGATTCGGCTGTAAGGATTGGTCAGAAGCCGAAGTGCATACTTCCCTTTAAGGTTGAAGGCAGTTTCAGCAAAATACGCTCCGCAGAATATGCCGACACCGTTGGCAACAAACACGCCGTCGAGATATTGGCAGACGGCCAGCAGTTTGTAGCTTTTGGCATTCACCCAACCACCAACGAGCCGTACCGTTGGGTAAACGGCAAGAGCATTGCCGACATCAAGCAAAACGACCTACCTATTATAACCAAAGATCAGGCAGAGGCTTTTGTTGCCTACTTCGAAAGTCTGGCTGAGAAGCAGGACGGATGGGAACTGGCAAGGCAAGGCGCGGCTAGTGTCACGCACGATCCCGATGACTTGTCGATGTTCAAACCTAAGATCGAGATGGACGATGCGGCTGTGCGGCAGATGCTCGATGGGCTGGATGCTGACACTCACCATGACGAGTGGGTAAAAGTAGGGATGGCGTTACATCATCATTTTGACGGGCAGGACATCGGCTGGGAAATTTGGGACCAGTGGTCCAGCCTTGGCACAAAGTACCAAGACGGTCAGTGTGAGCGTCGATATCAAACTTTCGACAGCACCAGCAAGACTCCGGTGACTCTCGCCAGCGTTAAGGCAATGGAGCAGGTCGTTGTGTCGGAGAAGGTAGTCGAGGAAAGATTGCCACGAATGCTGCGAGAGTGGGCTTTTGTCCACGTCGAAGGTTCAGCGCGTGTCCTGCGCGAAGACCTCAATAAAGAGAACATGGTGCTGTACAAGCTGGACGATTTGAAGAAAGAACATATGAACAGCCGCGTCTTGTCTGGCGACGAGAAGCCCAAGCTGCTCAACCTAGTGGATATGTGGCTAGAGCATCCAGAGCGCAGAACCTATGCGGCTGGCCTGACTTTCGCGCCAGACATGCAGACTCTCGACAGGTACAACCTGTGGCGAGGCTGGTCGGTGGAAGCCTGCGAGGGTGACGTTGCACCGTGGCTAAATTTCGTCACAGATGTCATCGCTGATGGTGACGCAACACACGCCAACTACATTATCGGCTGGGCGGCTCAAATCATCCAGAAGCCCATGACAAAGGTCGGTGTTGGCCTTGTCCTGCGAGGGCGCAAGGGTACGGGTAAGACTAAGTTCGGCGAGATGCTAGGATATTTATTCGCGGCACACCATCAGATCGTCAGCCGTGCCGAACTCGTCACCGGCAAATTCAACAGGCATTTAGAATCGTGCCTTCTGCTCCAAGCTGATGAGGCGTATTGGGCTGGTGCCAAGTCCTCTGAAGGCGCACTGAAAGACCTATTAACCAATGATCAGTTGACCATTGAGCGTAAAGGCGTTGATGCCTACACCGCGCAAAACTATACGCGGATTCTGTTCACTTCGAACGAGGAGTTCGTTGTTCCGGCCAGCCTCGACGAGAGGCGATTTGCAGTTTTCGATGTTGGAACTATAAGGCAGCAGGACAGCGAGTACTTTGCAAAGTTAGACGGTTGGTACAACGCTGGCGGTGCTGCTGCACTGCTGCATTACCTACGCAACTTTGATCTAAGCCACTTAAATTTGCGCCTAGTGCCGCAGACGATGGCACTGCAAGATCAGAAGTTAGAAGCTTTGGACACAGTCACAGAGTGGTTACTGAACAGCCTGCACAGCGGTGAAATGCGTCAGGCGAGTGTCGGAGGTAACGTGGTGCAGTTTGGCACCACCGCTTCGAAGTCAGAAATACACGATATTTATGTCAGCACTTTGCGCGACAACAGATATCAAACGCCCAAAAAGTCTAACAGTTTCTGGCGCGACCTTAAAAAGTATGACGGGATGTTTCACACGCCAACGCAGCAAACGGTTGGCGGTGTGAGAGTCCGGCATATCGAGGTGAATACGCTTGATGGTTGCCGATTCATCTTCGATTCGGTCAACAACTTGCAAGTGGATTGGACCGAAATTGACGCGGGTGAGGTTGAGGCTGATCCTCTTGACCCGGCCAACTGGGATGAGGAATAGACATGGGAAAAGGTAGTAAGCAACGTCCAACTGCAGACTCATTTTATGACAATTGGGACGCGATTTTCGCAGACAGAGATGAGTCTGATGCTCCAGATTTTAAATATGTCTGCTACCGATGCGACATTAAATTAAAGGAGTCCGAGGTCGTTGAAAGTTTAGAAATTAACCATGAGCCTTTTGGTGATCGCCTGGTCGAAAGGCCAGTTCGGATTGTGAACTGTGCGCGGTGCGGCGATGAAGTTGAAGGCATTCATTAATAGTCAACTAAAGGTTGTAAATAACTCTCAATGTGGTATTATGTTTATGTGGTCGAGACAGGCTACACTCATAAAAACCAAGAGGAATACAATATGAACAATCACATTGAAAGTCTAAATAATTATTTGAACGACAACGGCTTCATCGCCTCAATATGGCAAAACCGAAGGGTCTACATCAATGGATATGGTGGTAAAAAATATGACAAGGATATTAAGGCTTATATCGATATTGACGAACCTTTCGAAGAAGTTCCAGACGAGACTGGCTCTTCACCCGTCCATCCTTTGATGGCAGGCTGTGCGCTAAAAGTATTTTCGAACGCAGATCAAGAGCGTCAGTGGTTGATCAATCGAGCAAAGCAATTTAAGCGCAGCGTTGCAGTTCAATTACACAATGCTGGACTGGTAAAAGAAGCACCACCAGAAGATTGGAGAGAGATGATATGAAAAAGTTAGACAAAATCTCCAAAGCTATTGGCGTTAAAGAAACGCAAAAAATAATCGATCTTATTTTAGAACTTGAATACGACATCGATAGGATGTCTGAGAGTGGCAGAGAGACTTACGAGGCTTTGTTGGCTGAAC